TCAATTTGCGCCTGTTTCTGAGCACCTTGAATATTAGCAATTTTTTGCTGACTTTTGTTTTCAAGGTTTTGTAATTCAATTGCATTGTTTTCACGAGTAATCTGCTCTGTATAAGCAGCATTCTCTTTCATTGCCTGGAGGTTTTGATCGCGCTGTTCTTTTTCAGCACGTCGTGTTCGCTCCATGCCTTGGATAAGCCGGGTGCTTTCTTCACGCATCCGGGCAATACCCGCTGTACTTAATTGTTGTGGACGAAAACCCTTACTTCGTGAAGCGGGTCTGTATTGGATACGTGCCATAGTTTATTTTCCGAATGCTTTACCTGAAAAATCTGCACCTGCCAACGCACTAGCTCCAGAAGCAACACCGCTAATGAGAGGTGCCCAGGTGCTCTGCTGCTGAGCCGGGGGAACGAATCCTGGAATAGCCTCCATACGGTCAACAAACTCACGCTCAGGCGGCATTTCAGGAACAGGGTCATACGACAGCCGTTCAGGAAATAGCATCATATTAGCACGGGTATTGACATCAGCGTACTTACGCTCCAATGTAATCTGCTTAATGTTCTGCTCTGTTTGACGAATAGCGCTCTTCATGTTAGCACGTAGAACCTCTTCGTTACCTTGAGCAGTAGCTTCTGCATTTTGAATAGCATTTTCAATCTTACTTAAGTTAAGACCGACACCCATTTCTGCCAAACTAGCGTCTGCATTAATCTCTGCCATCGCAATTGCAGCTTTTTTATTTCTACCAGACAGCTCCGATTCCAGTGCCATCAGGCTGCGGTGCAGGTTTGCCCTGTTAGCTTGCTGTGCCTTAGCAGTTGATTTACCAGCTTGACCGGTTTGAGTAGTACCTTGAGCCATCAAGCTTTCAACCATTGCAGTTTCTTTAGACAAGGCATTTTGAGTTGCCGCCTGCTCCATCTCAGCTTGTAGGTTTTCCCCAGCAAACTTTTTACGGTTTTTGATGCCTTGTAACGCAAGTCCTTGCTCTCGCCTTCCAATGTTACCATCAAAATAAGCCTGCTTAAGTGCAGACATATTATCTTGGTGTTGGAATTGTTGCTGAATAAATGCTTCTTTAATAGCATCCTGCTCAGCTTGGATACCGTCAGCTTCTGCTTGAGCATTCAAACCAAGCTGCGCATTACCAATAGCTTGGTCTTTTTGGTATTGTTTGAGGGTATTAAGATACTTAAAATCTTGGATTTCAGCACCACGTTGCCAATTTTGCAGATTGGTTTCATGACTATAATCACGCATTGCGTAATAGTTAGCCTTATCAGCAGCGTCTAACTTATCGTTATGCTCATTGGTTAGTTTAGCAACTTTTTTCTCGTATTCTTTCCGTTCCTTCTCAGCTTTTCTAGCAGCTCTGTTTGACCTGCTAGCTGACCTGGATCCCATGATACCGCCAAAAATTGACGCAGCAGCACCAATAGCAGCAAATCCCCAGTTCATTTCCAGACCAGATACAGCGAGCTGTTCGTCTAGAATGCTATTACCTTTCGGATTAAATTCAACATCAAACATCAAGCCCTCCTATAGAATCGTGGGGAATAGTTACCTTCCCACATCATTGACACCAACGATACAGGGTATGGAAAATTACTTGTCACTTTAAGTTCAAAATTAGTATTACGTCGATGGATGGGGACAATAAATTGTCGTTCAGATTTTACAGGGTTAGTATCAGCAAGATAACCAGCACCTTCTGTTGTAGATTCCACAGGTTTCCATTCATTAGCACCATCTGCTTTCACTTTAAATTGAATAGCACCTGTTCTACCAACGGAGAATTTAAGCCTAGAAATAGTTAACGTAGCAGTGTAGTCAGTTTCAGCTGCTTCAGGTCTGAAGTATAGTTTAGGGAGTGTTACATCAAAATCGTAACCATAACCTACAATAATACCATCAGCATAATCTGTAAACTTACCTTTGACTTCAAAGTACCTGTAACCTGTACCACCTTCGGTACGTTCTAAAGCTTCTGCATAATAACCTTCATCTGAATCAATAGCAGAAGCGGTGCCTACATCTGCTGTAGGTATAGCCAAATACATCACAGCTTTTTTAGCATCAATAGGTGTGTATGGTACGTAGATTTTAGTGATGTCATTTGTCTCGTCATACACCACAGCATCTACAGAAGCGTGTGGTTTAACAGGACGTGTAGCCATATCAAGACAAGGTGTACCAGTCATACTACTGGTAGTAGCTATAACTTCTCCTGTAGGGATTTGGTCAAGTGTAATTTTACCGAGAGTATATTGATCCTCATGTTGTGAAACAATAAGAACATCATCATCGATAATATCTGTAGCTTGGATAGTACCAACCAATTGCCATTTAACCCATGCTTGGAATAGATCTCTTTCACCGTTGTTGTAGAACCTGTAAAGATACATATAGGATGTATCACGGTCTGTCAACATAACGACAGAGTTTTGCGGACTGACAGTAAGAGAATCTATAGTGTCAGGGATCCACTCTAACACAACCTTACTGATGTCTACCACCAGGGGGCTTTGCTCAATCTCACGGAGCTGAAGTGTAAATAGTTTAGAGTAACCAGGAACAGTGTTAACAAAGGCTGCAGTAGTACCTATATCAACAGGCGGGATACTAGACGACATTTCATAGTTTGAAATGGATCTGATTACAGCTGTCCTAGGTGTCAGGGTAGTTGCACTAGCAGCATATACTTGGAACTGTTGACGAGCACTAAACAGCATCAAACCTTGCGGAGAAGGCAGGACATCATTTAGAACAACAGGACGGATACTAGCAACGTTTAGGTCAATAGGATCTGAATCTACTTGTGTAAGAGCTGATTTAACAAAGAAGTTAAAAGAGTCATTAGCTACACCAAAGAATACATTATCTTCTGACAACATACCGAACCGGCTGTTGTAGAAAAAACTAGATGTAATTTTATGACCAATAAAAGATGGAGATGGGCTGCTGTTATCATCCCCTACCTGCCTATCTGTCCAAGCAACTGGTCCGAAGGTAAACGTAGTTGCACCAGTATTCTCTAACTGGTGTGGCATAGTAGCAGCATCTAGGCCAGGAGAAACATCTCTAGCTCTAGATTCTTTCCAATAACCTTTACCACGTGCACCATTAAAAGCATCAAACTCAAGAAAATAATCATCATCAGCTGAGTTAGTATTACGTACTTTGAGGTGGTGCCCATCAAAAGATTCTACAGGCAGATCTGATGCAGTTGCAACACTGTCTTGAAAAGCTTCAATACCTGCATTACCTAGACCACCTTTAGCTTCAATAGTAAAGGCTGTGGCAGCTCCAGTAGGGGCTGTATAGTCTGTAACTACAGCATTAGTACCTGCATTACGTTTAATAACTAGGCTGTTTGTATAGGCTTCTAGAGACCAGACACCAGCAAAGTCGGAATTATTAGCAGACTGCTGTGCTAAAATAGTGGCTCTAATTGCATCTATTAGATGAACACTTGTATCAACATCACTAGCGTCATATACAAGCATGTCGTCAAATGTTGTATCACTAGCTGCTGTTACTGTAGTTGTAATACCTTGAATAGTAACGCTGTAACCAAGGCTGTTAGTGACAGAATTAAGTTTTAAAGTACCTACAGAGTTAGCAGTATATGTATTATTAGCTCGCATAGCTGTAGTTACAGTTTTGTTAGTAATAACTGTAACGTCCTGAACACTGCGGAAATGGTAATCAGATTGGGCTGTACCAGTTAGATAGGAAGTACCATTGTTAGTTACGGTGCAAAAAGTACCATCCTCCTTTGTCCATACATAGAGATTAGTACCTTTAATTGCACCAACATATGAACCAGCATTATCTCGGTCGATGAAAAACCAAGAAGCACCTGCTAATTCTGACTTGGTAAATGCATCACCGTTTGCTTTTTTAAGTACGTTAACATGCTCCATACCAGGTCTTTTAAGGAGTCCATAGGTAGGGTCGGGGTACCCATTAATGCACTCAGTTACCTGGTTGGGTAGTTTTTTGTCATCATTCTGGCGCGATACACCGCCCAGAAAATTAGGAATGTCTTGGGTAATTGCTGGCATTAGCGTTGCAAAGTATGGAACGGCTTGTAAGGACGGTAGAAGTTACCTGCTGGTGGGGATCCAAAGAACGTATAATCACCTTGATTACATTCGTACTCCATAGCCTGCGAGCGTGTAACAGCTTCTTTTTGTTGTAGAATTTGGTACTGGTTAGGATCACCAATAATACGGCTAGACACAATAGCAGCAGCTCTAGCTACAATGTGAGCTTGAATAGGGGCAGGGATATTCTCCCAGGTAAATTCCCACACAATGTCTACGTAAACATGCTCAGCTGTCCACTCATAAGAATGTTTCTTTTTGTCGTAGAGTTTGCCACCACGGAAGATAGCTTCTTTTTCAATGTTCTCGGGGTAGCCCTGGTTAAGATCCATCTGCAGAACATCTTCTGCAATTTTAATTTCGTTGTTAGCGTCCGGTGTGATTTTATAATCGTATTCTGTATTGAAGGACCAGCCTTCAGCCTGTACCTCACGTGACACTTCTCTCAGGGTGTTGAGTGCAATCGCAACGTCCGGGTTGGTTTGAGTTTCAACTCTTGTAGTAACCTCACTACGAGTTAATGTACGTGACGATACAGTCTGTGAAATGTTCACAGTGTAGTTATACGTAACAGGATTAGTCGATTGTTCTACACCAGCAACAGAAATAGACGTACCATCTGTAACACCAGTTCCGCCGATATAAGTACCGACAGGGATATTAGCAGTTTCAGTAGTCAAAGTGGTGCCAGAAATAGAGCCGGTAAAACGACTAACTTCATTAACAACAAAGGTTTCTTCAGTTGTCAACGCGGTGACAGGAGCCTGACCAACTGACGCCAGGATCTGATTAACAGCTTTAAGCTCAGTGGAGCCAGTAGATAGGTAAGGCATAATTGATAATGAGTATTATTCTCAATAAAGAATTAAAAAAAAGGAGCCCCCGAAGAGGCTCCCATATATGTACTGATCAGAAGCCCTGGGGCTTGGTAGCAGTACCAGCAAACAGTTCCACTGCAGCAGCGGGATTCAGGTAGTCGGCACCCATGGCCAAACGTCCCAGAATCACGTCACCCTGGTAGATCGTGGACACATCTCCACTGGTGACTTGCACCTGAGGAGCGA